GCCCTTGCTATGCCTTTCACCACTATCCCTTTGCCCAATCAGGCACAGTAGCATTACCACCATTATTTACTGGTGGAGTGCTACCACCTACAGGTGGTGAACTATTCGGTGTATCGCCATTTGGAATATAACCATCCATGCCAGGTGTCAAAACAACTCTAAGTATGTTTTTATCACTATATTGAGGATCATTTGATTTCTCAATACCTACTTTAACACAAACACTCATGCCATTTATTGCAGCAACTCCACCTTTTGAAGGATCAAGTTGTCTTACGGCTTGTGCCTCTGGTGAAGCATCATTAGAAGCTATATTCTTATTGCTTTCTAGAACTGCCTTTAACCAAGCCAAGCTAATTTTTTTTACTTTAGCGACACCATCTGTATCTTTGGAATCACCATCAAAAAAATGCTTATGCCAGAACCTACGTCTGTCATATGGACCACCAATAATAGTATACTCAACATCCATCCATTTAGCAGATGAACTTTGAGATTGCTTAAACATTGGCGTATTACTTAACTCTGGTATAGTCACAGGATTAGGTTGT